GCTTCCTTGGTGGCATGGGTAATGACGCTCATCAGGTACGGAGGCAGGGTCTTGCTGGTGAATTGCAGACCGCGAACCACAGCCGGAGCACCTTCAGCGCGATAGGCAGCAGCAGCTTTCTTGGAACGGTCGCGCCAGATGAACTTAGCACCGGCCCAGTTGTTAGCACCGAAAGACACTTGAAAGAACGGCAGACGGGCAATGACCGAAGCCGGACGCAGGTCATCCATAAAGCCCTGCAGGGCAACCGGCTGAACCAGCTCTTGGACATAGCCAGGAACATTGGTTTGAGCCGGATTCTGGGTGGCTTTGCTTACCAGGTAATCTTTGAAGGTATCGTCTTTGCTGTAACGCTCGGAAACGACTTGCTCGACCGACTTATTCTGAACCGAGGCAGCCAAACGGACGGCAGCTTCACGGTAGAAAAAGGACTTGGCATCGTCATGGCTGCCCAAGTGCTTGGACTGGACAATGGCCGGAGCCTTGGCAGCAAGAGCTTGCTCAGCAGACTTCAGGCTGGCCAGACGCTTGGTGATGCTTTCGACTTCGCCCGACAAAGAGTCGGACTGAATCAGCAAGCCATCGTCATCAGGGGTTTGCTCGAGGGACTTCAGTACGCCAACCAGCTGGTCTTTCTTAGACACGAGGTTAGCTTCAACATTTGCAATTTGATCTGCGATTTTCATTTAAGTTTCCTTGATTATTTAATCATTAAACGCTTGGCAGTTATGATGGCCTGCCTCGCGCGAGTTATTGATTCGTTAGGGTCACGCTTGACCTGTTCAAATAATCCTTTGATTTCAGAGTCGGAGAACTCGAAGGACTTTGCAATCATCAGGGCTTGGGGATTCATCGGCACTGTTACCAAAGAAACTTCAATAAGCTCGGACTTGTTGATAGTCCTGCCCTTACTGGAGTTTGCCTTTGATTCATGAGGCACAAAGGAAACTGAAACAGCTCGAAGCATGCCCTGCTCGATCATCGAGTGAGCGAAGTCGACAAGCTTGGAAGTTCCCTTTGCTGCCAGCGACAGACGGCCCGTCAAGGCCCCTGCGCTTTTCTTAAGATTAGACCAGACGCCAATGGGCTGGTCATGTCGGTGCATAAACAAGGCCACAGGATTTTCCTCAAAGGCCTTGGTGTCCAATCCATCAATCTTGACAATATCACCGACACGATCAGGAGCCTCGGTCGATAACACGAAGTCATAAGTGTCTGAAATCTTTTGACCGGATTTTTTTACAATTTCCACAGGAATCGCCCTACTGGAGTTTTTCGGATTATAGCATAAAAAACTTGACATTCAACCAATTACTCCGGAAATGTCAAAAGCTGCCGTCTCAGCATCCGTGCATGGGAAGGCCGCCATCACCGCCGCCACTATCGGGTCAATCCTCTGGCTGGTCGCGCTCTTATCCAGCTTCTTGTTGCCCGAGGGGTCTTGAACCGCAATGGCATTAGCCACAGCCATGTTCAACAAGGGGTGAGCCCCATGGCAGATGCGCCTCTGAAGCAGGGCCGTCTCAAAGGCAGAAAGCCTTGGGCTGAAGTCGCGGTAGCCTTGGCCCACAGGAATCCATGACTCTGGCTCAAAGCCTGCGCCGATCGCCGCCTGCCTGAAATGCTCGATGCCCCATCGGTCGAACTGAACCGAGGCCACCAACATCTCGGAGGTCGCTTTCCGTAGGAACTCAGATACCCATGCGTAGTCTATCGTCTTGCCTGGCACGGCAACCATCAGCCCATCCCGAACCCATGCGTCATAAGGCGCTCGGTCGCGCCTGGCTTTATCAGACAGCCCATCTGCCGGAATAAAGACCCAAGGCCGTAAATGCACCTTTCCGGTCTCAGGGTCGCTCACAGCAGCCACGGCAGCCGTTAAGTCCGACCTCTGGGACAAGTCCAGCCCGATATGAACCGGCAGACGCCCAAACAGGCTGGAATCGACAGCTCCGGCATTTTCCTTCCAGACGCTCGGAGCAATCCATAGGCTTTGCAGGCTAATTCTTTGATTCAACAAGAGATTTAAAGCCGAGTTTTGAGTGCTTGGGATTCTAATGGCCTGCTTTAACTGCTCCTCAAGATCCGTCTCACTCCTGTACTTGCCAAGCCCAGGATTCGCCTTATACCACTGAGACCTGTCCATAATATCCGAATCTTGGTCGGCACAATAAAGATGGCAGACAGCCTTCGGATTTTTAGAACGGATGGCGTCATCAATCTTAAGTGACAAGTAGTCTGAATCATTTGCCGCCTGGGTTGATAGGATAATCATTAAAGGCCTCTGTTCATCACTGAATGAACCCTGGCTGGTTTCGAGCATTTCAACGAAGGGGTTGGTCGGGCCTCGGATTTGACCAGCCTCATCAAGTAAGACCAGATTGAATGACTGGCCCAAGTTGCTCGAGCCATCGGCCGATAATGCGCGGTATTCGGTATTTTTGGCCAGCCCGATAATCTTTTTAGAGCTGGGCACGCACTTATAAAGGCCCTTGAGCGCAGGACTTAAGGCCAGCATTTTCTCGCAAAGCCGGTAAATAAGCCCGGCCTGATCTCTGGTCAAGGCTGCAGAGCAAAAGGTCCTATTACGCTCGGCCAAAGGGCCAAGGATATAAGCTAGCAGGATAACTGCCACCACGAAACTTTTGCCGTTTCGACGCCCAAGAGAACATATGGCCAATCTGGTTGTGCTCGGGTTATCAAATATAGCCAGAATGAATGCCACCTGCCATTCGTCCAAAGCCAGCCTTTCGCCGGTATGCATTCCCTCGGGGACATGCAGGTATTCATGAGCGAAAGCAACCACCTTCTCGCCAGCGGTCATCTTTTCAATCGGAACCTTGCTTAAATCGCGGGGCTTTGGGACCGGACCGGATTTGATGGCGACAATGGTGTTTGCCTGAAACTTAGTCAAAAATAACTCCACTTATATCCACCACTTTCCTTTGAAAACCCAGAAGCAGCTTTGCATATACCAGCATAGGATAACCCAAGTTCTCTGGCTGCAGTTTTTGCACAAGCATACTTAAGGCCAGTCGTTAAGTTAATAATATTTTTCCGTCTTTTTTTGCCTGCAAGCACTTTAGAATGGTTTTTCTTAGAAACCCATCCTGGAAGCCCCCATCCTTTTGATTCCCAACAAGAGCCATTAACAATTCCTGCTATACGCGGTTTCGATATGTTTAATGAGTTATTTATATCAAGTCTAGTCCCAGAAAAAAAACTACCATCAAAATGTTCCAAAGTAATTATTTCAGATTTGTAGTTATGGTGTTTTTTGCCTGAGTGATTTTCATGAAACCCTATTCCAGGCCTTTTCTGTGCAAGATACCAGCCTTTATAGTGCTTTTTTTCATTTATAACAAAATGAGCTGCGTTTTTAATATTCCCCCCACCTATTTTTTCAACAAACCCAGCCCGAGTGCAAAGCAATTCGCCAAGCTCATCATGCTTAAAATGATAAATAGTTTTATCATATCTGCTATTGTTAGAGCCAGAAAGAGATAAAGCATGATTACTTCTAGCGATGGCAGCTATCTTTATGGTTCTTCGTGTTGGGATTCTTCGACCCAAGGTTGATGACATGATTACAATTGGAGCCCACATTGAGCCTCCATATATCTTGGCGATAAGCAGATGAGCGCGAATATGATCTTCTGCGCTTAATAAAATAAGGTTTGAGTTGCAATCATTACCACCAAGCTTTTTGGGGATAATATGATGCTTTTCGAAATAATCGCCAGATTTTAGCAAATCTGACTCTTTAGACTTGCGATCAGCTATAAATTGACTGTAAACTTTTGCGTAGTTCATTTTCTGCTCCTGTGCAGAATATGGATTAAAGGTCGTCAAGTATTAGCGTACTTGTCGGCCTTGTTTATTTTAAAGCATTCATTAAGGCATTGCCAATAAAGTTCTTACGCCTTTCTCCTCTAAAACCTTACGCGCTTTTGATTCTTCACGAGCCGCCGCATCTATCGACCTTGGGTCAATAGTTGTATTTAAACTCATTGACCGTATTAAAGCTAGTTGTTGCCTTAGCATGGTGTCCAAAACCGAAACTAGCGGATTAACAATCTGAGTTCCTTTGGCATTTATTACAACAATTCCCTCACAATCTAAAATCTGCTGATACTTTCTCATTTCAGATTCGATTCTAACCACTTTCCCAAGCAAAACCAAGTCCATTGCACGCCAGTCAGCCTTGGCGCGAGCGCGCGTGAATTGGTCCCAAATGGTCCTTTCCTCATCTGATCTTAAAGTAACTCCAGCCGGAACTTCGATATCCCTAGACGCGTCTGAAAACGCCTCAATTTGACGTGAAACACTGTTTCGGCCTTCCCTTTGTACTTTGCGCTCGTCCATAAAATTAATATATCAGATTTTTTTCGGAAGTTTTATAAAAAAAAGGGACCACGCCGGTGTGGGTCGTAACCCCTTGATTTTCCTATATCC